GTAAGTTTGTGATCCGTTGCTAAACTCTAACACTCGCAAACAATAAGGATCTTGTGGAAGTGCATATTGAAAGTTGTAGCCAAAGGCAGGCTTTTCTGTTTCTTGCCCTAACTCCAATCGGCGAATTAAACTGTTCCAAGGATGCGCTCGAAAAACATCATCACGGACACGCTCAAAGATCTGGTTCATAATACGGCCAGCTTTGGAGTTTTCATCAAGCGAACTTATTTTTGTTGAGCCAAGATGATTCAGTTCGACATTAACGATGCTAACATTAGAAGCCATGAGTTTTTCCTAAAAAAAAAATGGGGAGCAAAATGCCCCCCACTTATCTTAATCTAAGACGTATTCCATTTGGACTACGATCGTGCCAGTTCCAGCTGCACCAGCAAGCGTTGCTGTTACAATGAAACCATTTTCATCCGCATCTATTACAGAGTTACGGCCAAGTGCAACGGTTGCTGCAATGTCCACAACTGTGAGTGATGTTGATGCTGCGGCTGCTTTAAACTCATCTGCATCTAAAGCTACGTCAGTACCATCCGCATTTTTATAAGCGGCGTGGCCAACAGCTAAAGTTGTTGATGAACCTAAAGCATCATGTGAAAGCTCGCCTCTGACAATTCGCGCTCCATTTGGAAGCTTGAACATTTCAATGACTTCGCCTGCACTTAATGATGCAGCTTCATACTCGCCCCTTGCGTAGCGAACGCGCCCACCCAACTGGATGGTCTTGTTCATAACAGAAGGAGTAGCACGACTATTTGTTCGTTCAATTGAATAAACTGTACCCATGATCTATCTCCTTTCCTATTCGTTACAAGCGATTTCTACAACCTTCTCTTCTTCCATTCTGGAAGCACCATGAGAAGCGCAGTAGTAAACCTGGGTTGAATATGATTTGTCAGCACGTTCTTCAATTCGTGAAGTAACGTCCTTGTTAATCGCTAACATACAGCCGTCTTCTGCCCAGGCGTAGCATAGTCTGCTAGTACCATCGTCTTTCAAACGGTTGCTTACGATAAACTTGAAACCAACAAATGTGTCGATCTCACCTTGTACAAGTGCCTTTACCGTGTTAAAATCACTTGATGTTACTGCGGTGATGTTGAGCAAGTCTTCGATTTGCTCAGGTGATACAACGATGTATCTTTGAATGCTAGGATCAACAGATTTTGCATCAAGCAATTTCTTGGCCGAAACCAATTTTGCCTGAGTCAATCCGGCTGAACCATGTGCAATCTTTTGCCCTGAAGGTAAAACAGTTGCTGTGCCACCGTCTTTGCCTGTTTGGGCTGTGCCGCCTAATGCTGAGATAATGGAATCATCCATTGATCTTCCCATCGCCGCCGCAGCTGCTTTGGCATAACTTGATGTTGGATCTATAAGCATTTTGACTTTATCACCGTCATCGATGAGGTCAGCATACTCATATTCTTGCATTGTAATCATACGCCTGGTATGGGGCGTATCCATAAGTGGAGTATCAGAATGTCTGCTTGTTTTTGCAACAGCAGCGGCCTGACCCACTTGATCGTGAAAGCTTTTTTCACCAGTTACAGATTCTGTCGCAACGGAATCTCTTAAAAGCGAACCCATTTGCTGTGATAGCATTTGGACATTGCTTGAAAACTGGCTTACAAAAGCATTAGTGATTGTCGTACTCATTGAAGTACTCCTTCTAAGCTAATGAAATTTAAGGTTTATTTGCGTTCAGATTGTCCATGTGGGTCTGACTGTTGATAAGGTCAACTACTCCAGCACTCGCAGTGCTATGGTGCTGTGGGGCTATCGCTTGTCCACAATTTCTATAAGACTATGTCCTCTTCTGGGTGAACATAGGCAAATAATTCTTGAACCCTGGCAACTGCTTTGTCATGCTCAGGGTGATGTTTATTCCAGTAAGCACCATTTTTACGGTCTGCCTGGAGTTGATCTATTTCGTCTTGTGCATCTTGCGGAGTCATTGCATTTTCATTTGAACTATCAAGCTTTGAATCATCTTCGGCTAATTCATGCGACACTGATTCAAGAAGAACAATAAGCTCAGGAAGATCGCCAAGCATTCGGCCGTCAGCAAGCCGATAATTACCAAATATGTTATCCTCTGAAGTAGCATCGCCCTTTGAGCCAAGAAAATACTTTGCAGTCG